GAATGTGATGACAAGGTGGTCAAAAAGGGATCTGACCGGGCAAATCCTGAAAAACTCAGAAAAAGGCGGCGTGGATGACTGGGAAGTCATCGAGTTCCCCGCAATTTTGCCGTCCGGAACCCCTCTTTGGCCCGGATTTTGGTCAAAAATTGAACTTGAAGCCCTGAAAGCTGAATTACCCGCAGCAAAATGGGAAGCCCAGTACCAACAGAACCCCACAGGTAACGAGTCAGCCATCATCAAGCGGGATATGTGGCGGATTTGGGACAAAGAAACACCCCCACCATGTGATTATTTGATCCAAAGCTGGGATACGGCGTTTGAAAAGAACAACCGCGCCGACTATTCAGCCTGCACCACATGGGGAGTCTTCCAACACCCCGATGCCCAAGGCAACATGAAGTCAAACATCATTGTTTTGGACTCTTTTAAACAGCGTATGGAGTTTCCAGAGTTGAAACAAAAGGCGATGGAGATGTGGAAAGAGTGGAACCCAGACAGTTTGATCGTTGAAAAGAAGGCTGCTGGCGCACCCTTGATCTATGAACTCCGCATGATGGGAATCCCGTTGACAGAGTACACACCAAGCAAAGGAAACGATAAGATAGCGCGTGTAAACGCGATATCAGACCTGTTTGCATCTGGCGTGGTCTGGTGTCCTGAGACCCGCTGGGCCGATGAACTGATGGAAGAGCTTGCAGCCTTCCCAAATGGCGACAACGATGACCTTGTGGATTCGACCAGTCAGGCATTGATCAGATACCGGCAGGGCGGTTTCATTGGAATCGACTCAGATGAGCAGGAAGAGGTCAAGTATTTCAGAGGCCGCAAGACCGAGCGGTATTACACCGTCTAAGGAAACAAAATGGAAAAAAGCTTGTACGCAGCACCACTGGGTTTGGAGCAACTGATCCCAGCAAACGCCCCAGACATCGAGATCGAGATCGAAGACCCTGAATCTGTGGACATCCACATGGGCGACCTGTCGATCCACATGGAACCCAATGAGACCGACGAAGATTTCAACGCCAATCTGGCAGAGTTCATGGATGATTCCGTTTTGGAGTCCTTAAGCTCCGACCTGCTGGATGATTTTTCCAAAGACCAAAGAGACCGAAAAGACTGGGTTCAGACCTACGTCGAGGGCTTAAAGCTTCTGGGCCTGCGGTATGAAGAGCGAACCGAACCGTGGCAAGGAGCCTGTGGGGTATTCCACCCCATGCTGACCGAGTCAGTTGTCCGCTTCCAGTCCGAAGGCATCACTGAGACATTCCCCGCAATGGGGCCGGTCAAGACCAAAATCATCGGCAAAGAATCCCCCGAAACAGAAGAAGCCGCAGCCAGAGTTCAAGAAGACATGAACTACCAACTGACGGAGGTGATGACGGAATACCGCCCGGAACATGAAAAGCTCCTGTGGTCTTTGCCTATTACAGGCTCGGCGTTCAAAAAGGTCTATTACGACCCAAGCAAAGGACGGCAGGTTGCTGTATTTATCCCCGCAGAAGACTTGGTTGTCCCGTACGGCGCGAGTAATCTAGAGACCGCAGAACGGGTCACGCACATCATGCGCAAGACCAAAAACGATGTCTTGAAGCTCCAAAACAGCGGGTTCTATCGGGATGTTGATCTGGGTGATCCCGGTTACGAACTCGATGACGTGGAGAAACAAAAAGCCGAGGAAGATGGCATGTCTGCCATCCAAGACGACCGCTTCCGTATTTTGGAGATGCACGTCGAGCTTGACTTGGAAGGCTACGAACACAAGGAGGACGGCGAAGAGACAGGCATTGCCCTGCCGTATGTCGTTACCATTGAAAAGCAAACCGGAACAATCTTAGCCATTAGGAGAAATTGGTATGACGGAGACAAACTGCACCTCAAGCGACAACATTTCGTCCATTACCAATACATCCCCGGTTTTGGCTTCTATGGCTATGGTCTTATCCACCTTATCGGAGGCTACGCAAAAAGCGCAACGATGCTCATCCGTCAACTTGTGGATGCGGGAACACTTTCAAACCTACCCGGGGGCCTCAAGTCTCGCGGTCTTCGCATCAAGGGTGACGACACGCCAATACAGCCGGGAGAAGTTCCGAGACGTAGACGTACCGTCCGGCTCTATCCGGGACAATATTCTCCCCCTGCCGTACAAAGAACCCAGCCAAGTTCTTTTTGCCTTGTTCCAAAACATCGTGGAAGAAGGCCGTTCGTTTGCCAACGGCGGCGACATGAACGTCTCGGACATGTCGGCACAAGCTCCGGTCGGCACAACCTTGGCGATTCTGGAAAGAACCCTCAAGGTCATGGGCGCAGTTCAGTCGCGTATGCATTTCTCGATGAAACAAGAGTTCAAGCTCTTAAAAATCATCATCGCAGATTACGCCCCCGAGGACTATGAGTACACCCCAGAAGAGGGTAGCCGCGCCGCCCGTAAGTCAGACTACGACTCAACGGACGTAATCCCGGTCAGCGACCCCAACGCAGCCACAATGGCGCAGAAGATCGTCCAGTACCAAGCGGTGCTTCAATTGGCGCAGCAAGCCCCGCAACTCTACGACATGCCGCAATTGCACCGTCAGATGATTGAGGTTTTGGGAGTCAAAAATGCCGCCAAGCTGGTCAAGACCGAGGACGACCAAATCCCAACCGATCCAGTTCAGGAAAACCAAGATGTCCTGACAGGCAAGCCGGTCAAAGCGTTTGTCCAACAGAACCATGAGGCCCACATCAAGGTTCACATGATGGCAATGCAAGACCCCAAGATTGCCCAAATCATGGCTCAAAACCCGCAAGCTCAAATGATGCAGGCCGCGATGCTGGCTCACATCAATGAACATGTGGGCTTCCAGTACCGACTGGAGATCGAAAAGCGTATGGGTATTCCTATCCCATCCGAAGATCAAAACAAACAAGTCCCGCCGGAAATGGCAGACACCATCGCCATCATGGCAGCAGAAGCAGCCCAACAGTTGTTTACACAAAACAGCCAAGAGGCCAAACAACAACAAGCCCAGCAGCAGATGCAAGACCCAATTGTTCAGATGCAGATGCAAGAACTCCAGATAAAAATGGAAGACTTAAAACTAAAGCAACAAAAACAAGCATTGGATGCGGCGGCAAAAGCAGACCAGATCCGGGTGGAAGAGTCCCGCATCGCCGCGCAGAAAGAAATTGCCGCCATGCAGGTCGGTGCAACTGCGGCTGCAAACAAGGATCGCTTAAGTAAGCAAATGGAATTGGATGGCGCTCGCCTTGGGGTGGACGTCGCCAAACATCGCGCACAACTTGCTGCGCAGCAACGGGCAGCACAAAAGCAGCCCAACAACCCAAAGAAGGAGCGTAATTGAGCGATTACACAATCATTTCAATGACTGTCAAAGAAATTGGAAAGCTAAAACAAGAGCGAGAAGCTTACGTGGCGGCAGGGCGTTGCGAATCTCTTGAGGAGTATCGCCGAGTATGCGGAGTCGTCCAAGGTCTGAACTACGCAGAAAACATCATTACCGACCTTGTGCAAAAAATGGAGAAATCTGATGAGTGAATTTGATGTCGCTGCCGTTGATCTGTCTGGCATTTTGAACAAAAGTGCCGAAGAAAAAGCCAAGCAGTTGCCTGATCCAAAAACATTTCGTCTTCTGTGCGTTGTACCAGAGGCAATGGAAGAGTACTCGGACAGTGAAATTGGTATTGTGAAATCAAGCCAATCCATGCATTACGAAGAGGTTCTGACTCCAGTCCTGTTCGTCATCAAGCTTGGCCCCGATGCGTATAAAGACACCACCCGGTTCCCCAGTGGGCCGTCGTGCAAGGAAGGTGACTTTGTCATCGTCCGCCCCAATTCAGGAACTCGCCTGAAGATTCATGGTCGCGAATTCAGGATCATCAATGATGATTCAGTTGAAGCGGTTGTGGAAGATCCCAGAGGAATATCGAGAGCCGCATGAAGACTTGCTCAAACTGCGGAGAAACAAAGCCTGAAAATTTATTTGTGCGCATGCAATGCAAATCATGTCGTAATCAAAAAATTATGGCTTGGCGCAAAGCAAATCCTGATAAATGCAAGGCTGCAAAACAAAAGTATTATTCATCTGAAAAGGGGAAGGCTCAGAAACGCAAAGAAGATGCTGCTTATGTCGCATCTGGGGGCAAAGCTCTATCGGAAGTAAGGCGGTCTGCAAAGCCCGTCTCTGAGGCTAGAAAACAAGCCAAATTGAAGTATCAATTGATGCGTCGATCTGGCGAAAAAGCACTTGATCCGTTTGATTATTGGGTGTTGATGGAAGCAGTTGCACTTACCAAGTTGCGCAGTCAAATGTGCGGCGGCAAGTGGCATGTTGACCACATTATTCCAGTAAGCAGAGGTGGTCTATGCACCCATGACAACCTCCAAGTTGTCCCGGCCTTTTGGAACCGGAGCAAATCCAACAAACATACCGGGCGATTTTTCGCTTGTGCATAAGGAGAAAACATGGCAACACAACGGATCGAAGAAGAATACAAGTTCCCCCACGAAAAAGACGAAGTGGCGGCTGAAGACAATTTTGAAGTCGAGGTCGAGGACGACACGCCTGAACAAGATCGTGGCAGAAAACCCATGAAAGAGAAGGTGGAAGACCCAACCGATGAAGAGCTTTCAACCTACGACGAGAAAGTTCAGTCGCGGATCAAGAAGTTCTCCAAGGGCTACCACGATGAGCGCCGGGCCAAAGAAGCTGCACTGCGGGAACGCGAAGCGGCAGAAACCTTTGCCAAACAGGTCTACGAGGAAAACCAACGTTTAAAAGGCCAACTCAAGACCGGCAGCGAGGTATTCATTGAGCAAAACAAATCCACTGCGCAGATGGAACTGGACGCAGCCAAGAAGAAATACAAGGAAGCATATGAGTCAGGCGACTCCGACGGCGTAGCCGAAGCTCAGATGCAAATCACTAAGGCAACCCTCAAGATCGACCGCGCAGAACAAATGCGTCCGATTGAGGAGCCTGATACACCCCCGCCCCGCTCAGAAACCAGAGTCACACCCCGCACTCAGTCATGGGTTAATGAAAACGCAGACTGGTTTGGCGTTGACGAAGAAATGACAATGGCTGCAATGGGGCTTGACAAAAAACTCAAAAGCCAATATGGTGACGGCTATGCGGGTACTGAAGAGTATTTTCGCACCATCGATAAAACGATGCGCAAACGTTTTCCTGAGCATTTTCAAGATGATCAGAGCCATGAGGATGATGACTCCTCCTATCAAAGTCAGACCCCGGACGAGGACGATAGACCGACCCGCCGTGCAACAAAAATTGCTTCTCCCGTAGCCCCGGCTTCGCGAAGCACACCACCCAACCGCATTCGACTTAAGGCATCAGAAGCCGCGATAGCTCGCAGGCTTGGGGTTCCCATTGAAGAATATGCGAAACAGGTTGCCAACTTAAAAAGGAATGCTTAATCATGGATGAAGTCAAACAAAACAGAGAACCGCGCGAAGTAAAAACCCGTGCCACATCTTTCCGTCCAACTTCATGGAGCGCCCCAGAGGCTCTTCCAATGCCAGAAGATAGACCCGGTTGGAAACACCGCTATATCAGGTTAAGTACGTTGGGAACAGCAGACCCCAGCAACATTTCGTCCAAGTTGCGCGAAGGATACGAACCCTGCAAAGCAGAGGATTATCCTGAGCTAATGATGCACGCTGCCATCGAAGGCCGCTTCAAAGGCGGTATCGAGATAGGCGGTTTGTTGCTTTGTCGCATCCCTGCTGAGTTCATGGAACAACGTGCTAAGCACTTTGAAGAAAAGAACAAAATGCAAATGGATTCGGTGGACAACAATTTCCTTCGTGAGAGGGACGCTCGATCCAATATGGCGTTATTCGCTGATAAGAAGTCGAATGTCACTTTCGGTTCTGGTTCTTAAATTTAGGAGTCTAAAATGGCTTACCCAACGGTAGATAAACCTTATGGTTTGAAGCCGATCAATCTATACGGCGGTACACCCTTCGCGGGCGCTACTCGTCAGTATCGGATTGCCTCGGCCTACAACACCTCCATCTTTTTTGGTGATGCTGTAGAAATGGTAAACACCGGCACGATTATCAAATCTGCCATCACGTCCGCCCGCGCAACTGTGACAACTTCACAAATCATGGGCGTTTTCATGGGCTGCTCTTACGTTAACGCGCAAGGTCAGGTCATTTTCTCTCAGTACTATCCTGCAAACACTACTGCTCCAACAGGTACAGTTATTACCGCTTATGTGTGTAATGACCCTAACACCTTGTTCAAGGCTGTGATTGCTACAGGTACTACTGCTGATGATGCAACCTCTGGTTTGCTGCCGTCATCTACCACGCAATTTACCGTTATTGGTACAAACGTGGAATTGGTTCAGAACACTGGTTTGACAGCTACAGGCGACAGCCGAGTAGCCGTTGCAGCGTCTGCAACCACAGGAACACTGC